ATTCTCCGCACGGAATACAAGGTTCATCAATGGGCTTGACTTTCGGGCAGCCACAATCCGGATCAATTTCGTCCTCTGATTCAAACCCAAAGAGATCTTTGAAGTCATCATCAAGAGCAGCAAGCGCATCATCCTTAGCCTGGGTATCAGGCATTACCTGGAGTGCGTAATAGAGGGACGTTTGTGGCGAGTCGATCCACCGCTCAAGGAACTGTTCGTCGTATGTGACGACATCAGACCAGGAGTTGTAAGAGTAGCCATGGAAGAGAAGAGTAGAGCGGAACAGACGTACTATTCCATCAACAACTCGGTTGTAATCTTCCCACCCTACTTCCGAAGCAATCTCGCAGTCAGGCGGGTAATCAAACGACTGAACACCAAACGTTCCCGAGTCACGATCAACGTGACGGCTAATAGGAGGAGCCAGCTCGGGGGTGGTAGTGAACCCCCGAAGATCGACATTGTTGTAACTACAAGAAGCGGTAGGAGCAATGGCAAACGCCCTCTCCATGTTAGCTTCACGAGCAATTGTTGCAGCGGTGTTAATGGCCGTAGCAAGCTCGCTGGCAAGAACGTATGCTGCGGAATTGGTTGGGTTCTTTGAGTAGAGATCATCGAAGGCCTGGCCAAACTGTTTGTAAGTAACCTTATGATAAGCAAGGAAGTTTGCCAAGCCCAAAACACCAAGGCCTACCTGACGATCAACAGTAGGGTCAAGGTACTCACCAGTTTCACCAACACCAGTCTTTGCGTGGAGAGACACAAGAGATGTCATCCCCTCAACAAAGGCAGGAACTAGGTCGCTGACCGTACAAGCACCGAGATTGATATGCTGTAGAAGACAAGTGCCACGGCTAGGAAGATAAACTTCGAGGCAGACATTTCCATAAATACGTTTACCGTTGGCATCTCGGCGGATTTTGTTTAGCCAGATGTCACCCTTTTTGATACCATCAAGAGTAGCTTCGATCAACTCAGGGGAAGCAACATCAAGAAAGTTACTGTCCACATTGAGGCAACGCTTCACCCAAGCCAGATCTGAACGACTGGCACGGATGAAATCAATAGCATCGGGATGAGTATAATCCAGATGGCATACCACAGCCCCATTCTTGTAGACACCACCGCGTCGGAGCGTTTCATTAAGAGCTGAGTAGATGCGAGCAAAAGAAACAGGGCCAGACGCAGTAAGACCACGCCCGTTGTCGTCCCCCTGCGGACGAAGTTTAGAAAGGTGTACGGCAACACCAGCACCATTGCGGAGAGCGTGTGAGACGAAGCGCCAAGAGGCTTCAATGCCCTCTGGTCCTTCCATCGTGTCCTCCACCACAAAGACGGTGCAGCTGACGGGAAGGCGGGACTCCGGGTTGTCGATCCAGTTTTGAACGCGACCGGTCCGGGCGATGGTGTTGGGGGTGTCCCCGAGGTCAGCAAAGGCAGTCATACGAGGTCGTCGAGAATTGGTGGTTGATAGTTGGGCCCCTTCATTACTTTACCATCGCTGCGACGTAGGGGCTTTCCGTCAACAAGCTTGGACATATTACTTTCGAACACCCGTCTCATTGCTGTATCCAGGTCCCAGCCACGAGCTGCTGCGTACTGGTAGCAGACGAACACGAGATCTGCTAGCTCCTTGAGTTGGTCAGTCTTAAGACCGCCTTCAAGTTCAGCATTGTATTCGTCTTCAAATTCAGCATACTCCTCAGTAATTAAACCAAACTGAAGCTCGTGAACATTCTCATCAGGAGTAGCAATCGGTTGATCCATCACTTCCCGAAACGTGATGGCCTGTTGGAGAAGAGAAGGGGTCATTGGGAAAGCTGTTGGATTTTGCGTTCAACGTAGGCTTTCACCTTAAGCCAATCATCTAGCTCTGATTCGTGATCTTTGTGACCAGCACGGCAAATGTACTTAACGCAATTGCCAGCCAGATAGTCCAGCTGCTGATCCACAATAAAATCCCAAACCTGGATACTACCACGCTTATAGTGGGATGGATCATACTTAGTCACGGTTTTCGAAGAACTCTTTGTAGGCTGGGTTGTTTCGGATTCGCCAGAGGGAGTACTCGTTCCAGAGTCGGCCCACGGGTCCTCGGTGAACCATTGCTTGTCGGTCAAGCCACAGTCGGACTCCAAGAACTCTTTTATTGACTTGTAATGCGATGGTGGTGCGGAGATGTTGTACCTGTATGTCCACATAATGAAAAAGGTTTCGATCCAGAATGTAGAGAAGAATAAGGACTAGAGAGATCTCTAGCCAAATGATGGGGTCCATAGGATTGGTTCCTTCGTAGTTGAATTGTATTCGCCTGGACGAAGGATACGTGCCAGCCGTGCATTTAGCAGGGCGTCGTCGATGGTAAGTCCAGCCTTTTCATAAGCGGTGACCACGGCCTCCCACGGGTCTTCGGCTTTGTCCAGGATCTTCTTGGCACCAACAGCACCAACCCCTGGAACTCCTTTATAGCCGTCTACCGGGTCTCCTGTCAAGCACTGGGTCCAGAACCAATAGTCAGCCTCGTCTGGGGTGACATTGATTTCCTCGTCCCCATTGAAGAGGCGACAGGCGATCTGTTTGAGGTCCTTGTCTGGAGATACAAGGATGAAGTCAGACGGGTCTAGATGGCACTCAAGGCCCAGGGCGTCGTCTGCCTCCAGGTTTGGATACCGAACTGTCCGGTAATGCTTGGCACACCAATCCAGAAGGCGCTTGTATCCGACTGGCTTTCGCTTGGTTCTCTTACCCTTGTAGTCTGGGGCGATCACCTTTCGGAAATTCTTGGTGTCTGAGAAGTACAGGGTGATGTGATCACTATCAAACCGTTTGCGGAGGAGGTTTAACTCCCCCTCAAAGATCTCCAACACAACCTTAAAGTTGCTTGCAATCGTGATCAGGTCATCACCCCAGTCTAGTTCCGTTTCCGCCGATTGGCAGGAACGATAGGCGTAAAAGTCAGCATCAACACGAAGATGAGTATCAGTGACATTCTGCCCACGTAGCTCCTTCTTTTGCTTCTGACGCAAGGGGAACTCGGAGGTTGTAGTATTCCCCCGCCTGGACGATCGACCATTCGAGTTGGAACTTGGCATCATTAACTAGGTGAGGTTGTACTGAGAGTTGAATTTCGTCGTGGATCCATCCGAGCCATTGATAGTCAACGCCCCAGAGCCAGCCAAGCTTTTGTGTTTGTTCAAAGGCAATGGCATTCCATCGCTTACAAACGATTGCACCAGCGGACTGAAGGAGGTAGTTGAGGGCTGCGTGTTTCTTTCCTTGAAGGCGGATGGGACGACCATCTAACCCTTTGAGAACATCGCTTTCAGCACGCTTGTTGACCGCCTTAAGAAGATCATCAAGGCCTGGAATAGCCTCAAGAAACTTCTTGCGAATGTCTTTACCAAGCGCCACAGCTTTCTTATCGTCGAGGGACTTATCCAGAGATACTCCGATCTTGCGATCAGATGCGCCGTAGATAAATGCATAGGTCAGTGTTTTGACGTCCTTCCGAGAGCACCCAACCCGATCAGCGTTCTGCTGATGAATGTCTCCATTAACAACAACATCTGCGAAAGCACCGCCGTCGTAATAGCCAAGATAATGCCCAAGCATACGAAGCTCAAGTCCACTAGCATCAGCCCCAACTTGACGACAGCCTTTGCCAGGACCAAACAAGGAACGGCAACGAGGATCAGAGGAAGTTTGACCGAGGTTAGGACGACTGTGAGCATTCCGTCCTGTGTTTGTGGCAAGTTGGCACGTATGATGTATGCGGCCATCACGGGTAACCATCTTAAGCCACGCATTGTTTCCGTCACTGAGCTGGCCAAGAGCTTTTTGTAGTTCGAGAATGCGACCAAAAGTTTTGGATTCATCTGTGTTAATGGATTGGAGAACACCTTCATCAATTTTTGGCCGACCAGTGTCACTAAAGACTTCTGGTTTCCACCCCCGCCAGGTCATAAAGGCCCAGCTGATGTGGTCGCGGCTTGTGGGATTGAACTCCTTGAGCTTGGTGAATGGAGCGTCTTTGATGTACCCACGGGTTGAGTTGGGACGCTTAGGGGTCATCTGTCCACCATCCACATAGGGGAAGGTGGCACGCATCTCATCTGCCAGCTTGTCCATTTCTGTTCTGAGAACGGACTCTAATTGCTGGGCAGCCTTTACATCAAACGGCCATCCAGACCACTCCTGCTTGGCCATGATACGTGCTACATCATGCTCCAGTCGTATGGAATCATCGAACTTGTTCAGCTTAGAAGTGAACAGTTCAAATAAAGTCATGCCGACGTGAACATCCTGCTCGCAGTAGTCCTCCATTTCTTTGGACCACTCAGACCAATCAGTAGTCTTAGCGAACTGTCCCTTGTAATCACCAAGGCGGTAACCCCAAGATTCCAAAGAATGCCTACCGTAAAGCTTGCTTGGCATTCCGATCGGTTTCTTACGAAAGTCACGGGACAGGATGTCTGGAAAGAACATCCGACTCATGATCAAGGTGTCATAAGTCTTACCCTCAAACTCAAAGAATGGGTAGATGTCCTGGATAACGGGAATGTCAAACCCAACGATGTTGTGGCCCACAAGAACATCAGCTTCCGCAAGCATGTTGATGCCGGTGGTAACTGACTCTCCGCCTCCAGTGTCGTTGTAACGGAATACCTTTCCAGTATCCAGATCCTTTGCCACAATACAGTGGATGCAGGTCAGGCCTTGGCGAGGTAGTCCGTTTGTCTCAATGTCAAACAGTAATCGCATCAGTTAGCCCCACCATTGTCCAGGTTCTTCAAGCTCCAGGATTGACTGAGTAAGCGCGTCAGGACGACCACACTCAGTACAGAAGTAACCAGCTGGCTCCATCTGAGAAAGAAAGAAGGTGCTAGAACCGCAGGGACAAAGATCATGCGAAGATTCAGAAGTCGGTGTAGTCAAGGTCAGGTGAAGCAGAGGGTTTGACATTGAAAGCAGCGGTAAGATCTTCGGTCATTCGACCGGTGGTCTTATCAAACATAATGCTACCAGCAGGGCCGGTTTGTCCGTTAAAGCGATTCTTAAGAACCCTGATGTTGGCAACACTGTTACCCTCACTAAGGTTCCTCTCAAGCGCCACCACCATGTCAGAAAGTTGCACAATGCTATGGCTGCCTCGAAGATGACCAAGGCTTACCTGAGCACCGTCCTCGTGTCCCTTGTCGTTTGCGGGACGTTTGAGGTGGCTAATTAGGATCATACCAATACCAGTCTCCTCCACAAAGGAACGAAGCTTGGTCATGGTGATGTCAATCAGTTTCCTTTCGTCGTGGGACTCATTACCAGACATAAGGATGGACAAGTGGTCAAGGATAATCCAACTAACTTCCTTTGCGAGAGCCATGAACCGGCAATCGGAAAGAATTGCATCAGGGTCCACAGAACCAAAACCATCTCGCAGATATACCCTGCCAGTTCCCAGCGAGGCTTCGAACGCAGCTTTGAGATCATCAGTAGGTAGTTCGTTGTTCAGGTGGAGAGGACGGTTAGCCTTGACCGACATAAGTCGAAGGGCTGTCCGTTGAAGACTCTCCTCAAGAGCAATATAACCTACGCTTTGGTTTTGGTCAACCAGTGCTTGAGCTACTTCTCCACAGAAGGTGGACTTACCAACTCCGGAACCGGCGGTAACGGTAACCAGCTCGCCTCTGCGTAGTCCTCCGGTGATGGAGTCGAGAGAAGCGTAAGGCCAGTCAGCGTCTCGACCATGAAGGGGACGAGTGGCCAGATCGAAAAGGTCACGGCCATCAATAACGGTCTTTGGTGTGTACTGCTTCTTGTTCCAAAGGGCTTGACGGATGGCGTCAGTATCCTTTGCAACTAAGGCCTCATTGGCATCCTTGTATGGGGATGTACGGGCAATGAAGAGCCGGTCGTGTGGGAATAGGCTCGCACAGTCTTGTGCTGCTTTGATTCCGGCATCATCATTATCAAACAGGAGGATGATCTCCTCAAACCCAAGAAGCCATTTTAACTGGTGCTGGAGGGCCTTTTTAGCAGCCTGGGCGCCATTTGGAAGGCTAACCACGGGCCAGCTATTGCGAACCTGGAACACACTAAGGCAGTCAAATTCGCCCTCGGTAACGACAAGAGACTTGCCCTGACCCCAGAGTTGTTGACCAAACAGGGTGTGGTCCTCGTTCTTACCTACCCACCGAAAATCCTTCTCAACATCACGAGCTTTATACGCAACGAGGTGTCCTGTTTGGGAGTAGTAGGGAAACTGAACAACCTTCGAATCACGGTCAAGGCGGACATTGAATTTACGGCAGGTCTCCTCAAGGAGGTTTCTGGTTCTAAGGGGCACAATGTCCCCGGTGAGTTCCATGCGATGGTGGCGAGGCTTGTGAGTTGTGGATTGGTCATCGGAACCAGGGCTCCAGTAACCGCAGGAGAAGCAATACGAATGACCATCAGTATAGAGGCCATTTGCATCACTACTCCCACAGGCTGGGCATGGTTCGTGCCTTATGAATTCGGACTCGGATTCTCGAACCATTCTAAAGGAATTGAGTGGGAAGGGGCCCACAAGAACCCATGCTTTTCCGCCCACATAGCGTAGGTAGTTTTGCTGGTTTTTGTGAGCGTATTGTGTGGCGCCTGGAACACAAGGCGTATGTCCAGTTCTGGATGTTGCTTTCTGACGGCAAGCATCTTGCGCCGATCTTCCGGTTTGAAGTACCCCTTGGCTTCCAGTATCACTCCGTTAGGAAGGATGAAGTCAGGGGTATAGACAGCTGATACGGTGTAGTTGAGGTGAAGGGTTTCGTATTCGAATTTGTACCCATTGATTTCAAACCACCGGGCCAGCTTTTCTTCGAGACGGCTCCGGTACTTCGGCATCAGAAGGGAAGATCGTCGTCGTCATTGTAACCAGAGGGACCATCACCTGGGTCTTCGGTGGGTTCAAAATTAGGGCTATCAGCCTTGAATCCATCCACCTTACCAAAGAGAGTTGCCACTTCAGTTTCATCCAGCCCGCCGCTATCAGAACCTCCAGAACTAACCAGCTTGATAATTTGTGCCCCACGAATCTTAAAGGAGCAGCCAACCTTTGTAGCATAGGTGTAGGGACGAAGGTCAATGATCAATCGGACAACAGTACCTTTCCAGATCTGTGTGTCCAGATCAACCGGCTGACCATCGGTGTCAACCCAGGGGAACATAGGTGTGGAGCTTTCGCCGCCGTAGGAGTACTTGACCAGTCCATCAACATCCCACTTCGGCAGCTCTTCGGTGTGGCGTTTGCCTGCCATTTTGTTTTTGGCAACAGCAATCACCTTTTCGTAGGCTGTGTCGAACTTAGGGATGTCAGCCTCTGGAATTTTGAAACTGATGGTACAGTTGTTGAACTTTCCAGAAGGCCTCAGGGCATTGATGAAGCCCTCAAGGGTGGTCGTGATGATGAAACGTCCTTCGGACATAACAGGATTGTAGAGTAGGTAGGAGTGGTTAGTTGGATTAGCCTTTTTCTGAGTCATCCTCAGTGTTGGGCAATCCATTCAGTTCGATGCTGTCAATGATACCCTCAAGTTCTTCCTCAAGGTAACCATCGGTGGCAATGGTGTAGCCAACATCAAATGCTTCAAGACACCCGTTGATGCTGAAGCCCTTTGACGCAGCAATCACAAACGCCGCATCACCAAGCAGTTCACCAAGGTACTCAAAGAAGTCCCCACGATTTGGATCCTCAAGAAACTCATCCCAAAGGAACTCAACAACTGACCGCTTAAAGCCAGTCTTTTCAATTGCCTCGTCAATGATTTCTTGAAAAGGAAGATCAGCCATTAACAAAAGAAGTAAGAGGATGCTTGAACATCGTTGATGTCCAATGTGTTTTCCATGACGGATTCGTCAAACTCTTCCCCAAAGGTCTCTGCCCATTGTTTGAGCACAGGCTTGGAGTAGATCTCAACGAACTTGTCACGGATGCTGCTGGCCATCTCATCCATGTCACAGGACCGCCCCAATACGCAGTCGTGAATGACGGTGAAGGGCTTGTCCCATTCGGCAAAGACCAGATGGAGTAGGGCAGCATCAAGGCTGTGGATCAGGTTTGGAGCAGCAGCGGTGCGGGCCTTTGACCAATCCAATGGACGGTCGTCCCACTCCTTGTTGAGCCACGTCTGAATCCGTTGACCCAGAAGGCGGGTCTGTACGGGCTTCAGATCGTTTCTCCGGTACTCCTGAACCACGGGAAAGCCAGATGGGGTGACCCATTCAACAGTTGTCTTTCCCTTCTTTATCTGTTCCGCAGCAATCCGCTGGATAAACTCCATGGACTTACAAGGACCAGCAAAGACCTCTCTCACAGCAAAGCGATAGACTGCCTTAACGATTGCCTGGAGTTCCCCTGGTTGAAGCTCTATCCCCTTAAGTTCCTGACGAATGTAATCACGAGCACTGTTTTCCGTTACCCCATAGGGCGTGGTCATGACAGTTCTCTTGGTTAGCTTCCGGGTCATAA